AGGCTAATTCTACTTCGTAAGGAACCTCTTTCCAACCCCAAACTCCAGTTACCTTAACTGTTTGAGGAAAGAAGTAAGGAAATACATATGTCTGAATTGCTAATAGTCTAGTTACTGGCTGTCCAGTCTCTGGATTATTTACAGGCTCATACATAAGGTCTGTGTCTAAGTTCCATATTTGTGTAAATGGACCAGACTGGTTTGCTCTTGATCTTACTTCTGTTGGTTCAATAAGGTCGTCAATCTCTAAATACCACGGACTTAACGGTGTGTAAATTTTAGTTACAGGTGCTGCTAATGTACCTTCTTGATAGAAAGATCTCTGGCAGTAGTCATCAATCATACGGCTTGCAGCAAGAATCGCTGCTTGGATATCATTATCATCCAGGCTGTCTTCAATCTGCAATGCATTTCTCACATCTGCTAAAGTCGTATAGACATTATTTGGCTGTGAACTCTGTGCAAGCGTAGGTCTCATTTATTCCTCTTTTCCAGTTTAGGCAACATAGCCTTCTCCGTCTTAGGAGTAGCACTTGCTGTCTCTTTCTTAATCTTAAAGATATTCTTAATTCTTTTCATAACTTCCTTTTTTTAAAAAGAGTGGGCCAGTGATGGGGATCTCTCTGACCCACTCTCCCTTAGATTGCTCTAAGTATTACATAGATAAACTATGTAAACTTTAGAATGTAGGTGCTACTAGACCAGTACCTGAGATTGTTGAGAACGCTCCTGGGTAACGACCTGCAGTTGCTGCAGCATAGCCGTATACAACTGACTTGATTGTGAGTGAGCCTGCACCTGTTGCATCAAAGTTCAATGCGAATGGTGATCCAGCCTGCTCCCATAGGTGGAACTCTGGTGCTGTTACGCAGTAGATACGATCTTCATCTGCACCTGCACCAGCGTTTGTACGAACATTTGCATCTGCAACGATAGGTAGACCCATCAATGAGTAACCTGAGTTACCGTAGAATGCTTGTCCTGAACCTGTAGCCATTGCGTTCATTGGTCCACCAAGTGTTGGTACGACTAATGGGCGACCTGCTGAGTCAACTGATGCAAGCAAGAATGCCAGACGGCGTGGGTGCATTACCCAGTGTGTTGGGTTCATGAACGCATCTGTCTGTACTTGCTGGTAAGCATCTGCCAACTTTGGATATAGCAGTTCTGCTGTAGGTGATGCTGATGTAAATGTTACAGAGTTAGTTCCTGGAGTCTGATCAAGACCAAGAATAGAACCTGATGTTCCATCACCATTAAGGATCTGGTTGTCAAGTGTTGTGTGCCATCCACGGATAAGGTCCTGGATGATAAATGAGTCAATACCTGTACCACGCTCAATAGCCTGCTTTGAGATATCCTGTTGTCCTGCGATTGTGCGAACATTCACAGTAAGTAGTGTATCGTCAGCATTTGTATTTGAGACAGCATCGTTTTCAGCAGCCTGAATTGCTGTTGATGTACCAGTTGTCATGCGTGAGATATTTAGTGTCATGCCTGCTGCTGGAAGTAGCATCTTGTTTGTTGCGAAGTCTGCTGTTGGGCGACCTGCACGAGCAAGTGGTGCTGCTAGATCAACAAGGTACTGAGGAATTACGAGACCAGCAAAGTTGCCAGTTCCAACTGAGCGACGCTCAACTTCTTCTTCCTTTGTGTGACGAGCAAGACGCTCTTGTGCTGCATAGTCATTGCTGAACTTTGCTGCAAATGCATCCTTAACGAATGATGCTTCACCTTCTGGTGAGTATGTACGGGCTTCACGAGTTACCTTTGCTCCGCCAACCTTTGGCATTGCAACTTCAGCAACTGCTGATCGTGCTTCTGTAGCCTTAGCATCTGCTGCTGCCTGAGCAGTCAACTTTTCAATCTTTGAATCTAGTGAGCGTGACTCTTCAACCAAGGTATCAACCTTTGCTGATTCATCTTCTGTAAGGTCTGTACGGTTCTCTGAAGCAACTGCCTCAAGAATAGCATCCATTTCAACCTTAACTGCATCACGGCGTTCAATTACTTTGTCTAAATAAGACATTTATTGTTCTCCTTTGTGAGTTTGTGAGTTTGAGGTGGTGGTTATGGATTTCACGACGCTTACGGGTGTGAACCTAACTCCGACTTCTACCTATCTTGTTAGATAGGAATATTACTTTATTGTGTTTCTCTTTGCTTGTGCTAAGCGTAGAGACATTGATCTTGGCATGTTATCTGGCAAGAAGTTTAGAACTGATGGGAAATCTCCAACAATCTTTGCACCTTGTCCAGGAACATCTGTTATTTCTATAACATTGGCAGAAGTTTCTAGTTCTTGTTCTTCAACATCTTCTAGTGGAGATTCAGATGACTCTTCTTCTCCTTCTGCTTCTACGCCATTATTACCAAGTAGTGTACCCATGACTTCTACAGCCTTCATGATATATTCATGACCTTCTGCTAAGTCTCCAAATACGCTTTCTAATACTAGTAGTGAATCACCACTTACTTCTCTGCCCTCTTTTATTTGCAAGATAGCCCTCTTAATGGCTTCTCTTGCTTCTACTGAAGTTGCTGGGTATGCAGGATATGTGACGATTGATACATCACCATCAGCAAGGCTTACTTCTGTAAGAGTTCTTTCTGTACGATCCTTACTCCAGTTTTGACGAATTACTCTAAATGCAAATGACATTTGATCAACATCACCACGCTCTACAAGAGTATAGAGGTCTCTTGCTTCTTGTGTGTTTGCTAGTTCTGCTTCAAAGTATAGTCCTGTTTCATCTTCGTATAATCTCATGGTACCGTTTTTGGTTCTGGCCATAGGCAATCCTTCGTGGTTAGCCAATAGACGAACATCTGGTGTCTCTTGTAGTGTCTTTGTGAATGCACCTGGTGCAATCTTCTCAATAAACGGTAGTGGCAAGGAAGCCTCATTGAATACTGCAGCATAGCCTGCCATACGCATAGTACCGTCATCTGCCTGTCTTGCCTCTATGTTTCTGACCGTAAAGGTACGGCGTTCTGTCTTTTTCATCTTGCTCCTTGCTTTATTAGTTTCATTATCTAATTTATCAATTTGGCGTTGTGCCCAGTCCTGAGCAGCATCATCAAAGTCTGCGTTGCCACCCCAAAGTAGCCAAGCAACTAATCCTGCACCAGGATATCCTGGATCTGAGGAATCTTTATTCTGTGGTGCTTGTCCATCTGCCTTGTGTCTTGCGAACCAAGGTGCCATCTTTCGTACTTTATCTTCAGAGATATTGCCATCAGCCATCTCTCTTGCTGCTCTTTTGGTACCTTCAGTTAGACCGTCGCCACCAAAACCTTCTGCTAAATAATCCAGACCTCTTTGTGCATTGTTCTTTATGATCTCTGGAACATTGTCTACTGGCATTATTCCTTGACCTCATCACTGTATGCAGCCTTTGGATCTGTTGGATCAACCAAAGATACCTGCTGCAATTGTGCAGAAGGAAGTCCTGTGTGATTTAGATCTGTCATATCTAGCATCTTAGCCACATCATCTGGGTTGTAACCAACCTGGACCAGAATAGAAGCAATCTCAGCCTTCATCTTATCTCCAACAAGTGGTGCTTGATTAGCATCAATGTTTTGGAGAGGAAGTCTATATTGATCTCCAGACTCTCCAAGTGATGATAAGTCTTCGTAATTGCGTACATCGTTTAGTGACAAGAAGCCTTCTCTTAGTCCCTTTGTGTATGCATCAAAACGCTCAATTGTAGTACCACGCAAAAGTGCATCTAGATTAAAGCGAATAAATCCATCTGACTCAGGAAGTAGTGGAGATAGTGCTTGTTCCAAACGCTCTAGCAATGGACGCAATGAGTGTTGTACAAATGAAAGGTTCTGTGCTTCTACAGATGAATAAGACATAGATCCTGCAACAGGGTGTCCTAGTAGTGTCAATGGGACACGGAAGATTCTAGCAATGTCTTCCACATTGAATTTTCTTACTTCAATTAGTTGTGCGTCAGCAGCGTTTAGTGATAGAGGCTTAAATGCTGCACCACCAGAAAGAATACCAACTTTACCAGACATGTATGGACCTGAGTGTGATTCTTGCCAGTTAGTAGCAATATCTCTTGCTTGCTCTGCGTTTAATTCTCCTGCAACTTCAATAACTCCACCAGGATTTGATGCGTTACCAAAATATGATGCAGCATATGTATCAGAAGCCTGTGCAATACCAACAGACATACGGCAAGCACCAATTGGGCTTAGTCCGTAGTATGATCCTGGTAATCTAAATAGTGGGATATGAAGAACTTCTTTGCTTGTCAGAATTTGATCATATAGATTATTGTCTATATCTTTAACTCTGTAAACAAGTGGTTCTCCTGGAATAGGTCTTTCAATTCTTACTTCATTTGGGTTTAGTACATATAGTTCTGTTACTTCATCATTATCATCTCGTACCGTCAAAATAAATGCATTACCATGTAGGTGTAGAGAAGTAATTACTTGCTCAATAAATTCTAGTCTTGTTGATTCTGGGTTTGGCTTATTTACCCATTCTGGTGTGTAGCCATAAACAGTTGTATATGCAAGACGATTGCGACCTCTGCGTACATATGCACCCATTGGTAATGAAGAAATAGTATCTCCAAGTAGTCTTACGCATGAATAAACGGTAGATGTACGAATAGCAGATTCTGTATCAACATATGTACCAGTATTAGCAACACCAAATAAAGGACGAGGTGGAATCAATGGAAGTATATATTGACTGTTCATGTCTCTGGCTTCTTCAGATGCCCTCAATCTTTTAGAAAGACTCATTTATTTATCCTTTTCCATTAGTTAATTTTACCATGTTGCTATGCCTACTCGCTTCCAAGTGTTAGTTGCAGTGCATATGTAGATATAGTCTGCATCCCAGGCAATTGTTCCTGCTGTTCCTGTAGCAGATGCAGATGCTGGAGTCTTTGTAGT